CGGCACAATGAAAGTACCGTTGAGCGTGTAGCGTGTCGGGTTATCGAACACGCGAACCATCTCGCGTGATAACTCGATTTGCGCTTGCTGCGCTGTCTTGTTGATCGCGTATGACGTTGCAAACGGTATTTGATCCTTAAACAACACGCCGATTTGCTTGGCGAAGTCGTTTGCATTAACGCGAATATCAATTTGCATAGTTACCCCGGTGGTCGGCCTGAATGCTAAATAACCCTGTGCAGTGTGCCGGTCGGGGTGTTTTTGGTTGTGGGTAGGTACACCTAACCCCATTGTGGCCGCTTTTACGTGCTTTTTGGGGCATGGTCAAGACTCAACAGCGTTCGATATACCTTCTGCTCGGCGTTACCTACTCGGCGCATGAATGTGCGTCGGGTTAACTGAATGCGTCCAGCCTTTAGCCACACTGGGCCATTCGTCGCATAGAACGCTGTTAGCAGTTGTTTATCGTGTGGCGTTAGAGAGCAAATCACCCGTTCGATAACGGCGATTTCATCGGGTATGGCGTCGTCGTCCTTTGCTGCTCGACTGCCCATGTTGGCGAACATGAACGCGCTAGCCATTGGGTATCCCGTGCGCGGCTTGCCTCTGCACCATCGGCCCCATTGCGACAGCAGAACCCGTGTCCACTCCAGCGTCATCGTTGATATTCCGGCTTTATCTTCGCGTTGTATCGCTCGATCAAGTCTTTAACCGTCTGCTCCGGTGTGCGTGCCTCGATCCATTCGCCGCGCGGTTCCCATACGCTGCGCGCTATCTGCTGGATTTCAGACAGTCGACCGTGCTTGCTCTTGATTTCCAACCAGCAAATGAAGTGATACGGGCCGGGGTATTCGCCGGGTTGCGGTAATAACTTCATGGCGAGTTTGTCGGGTATGCCTAGACCCGCTTTCGTGTAGTCGATGACGCTAAACCCTGCCGCTTTAACGGCTTGCGTTATATCCGCATCGTTCAAGTCTTTACGCATCGCGTAACGCATCTATTTACGCGGGTCCTGACCGATTAGCCATGTCAGCCACCAAATCGCTTTTTGTGCGTCCTGCTCGATCGGGTTATCTGGTTTGCGTCCAGCCCTTGCGATGTAACCTAACGCGGTTAGTCGACAGAATTCTAAAAAATGTTCGTCACTCTTTGCGTTAACGCGCATGAAGTCGACGGTTTCGATGTCTTGTTTGTAGTGCTGCGGGTTTATGTGGTCCATGTGCTTACCATGTAGCCGATATGCGGCCTAGGTCGACCGCGTGTGAAAGTTGTTCGATCAATGGCTGGCATCGCTTACGCAACCGCTTTTGCTCTTGCCATTGCAATATTCGGTAGTAATGGCTTGGTTTCACGTCCTTAACCCACAGCGTATTTGCTCGCGCATTGGGGTAACCCATCTTTGCGGCTCGCTTGCAACTGCGGCAGACAATCCCCCCTGTGGTTTCAATTCCACAGTGCGGACAACCCTTAATCGGCTTGTGGGCGAACCTGTAATCACTTACTGACACGGTGTGGCTTCGCCTTGGTGATGCTAACGGGTCGGCATTCCTGCAAGTCAATGATGCAAGACGCTACCGAATACGCATCCTGTCGAGTTAGGAATATGCGCGCGCGGTCAATGCTACGGGTCCACATTGGGCCATGGCCGACCCCGACATCGAGTTCCCCCGTCCAATACAACCCGCCCGATATGTTCTTGCATAGCGCATAACCATCGAACCCGTAATTCTTACGCATAGCCTTTTTGGGGCCTTCTGCGTCCTCACCAATACCTGTGCCGCACCCCGGCGGTTCAAACGTCATACAGCGTCCCTCCGTTCGTCTAGCCCTATTCCGTACACCCTAGCGAACAGTTGTTCGTAGGTTTCCGGTTTTCTTGTTTGCGAATTGCGGCCAACGATGACCGCACGTAACCCATGGTCGAGAATGCCACGCCGTACACGTTCCCGGCGTTCGGTTTCGTCGGTCAACCCTGCCGTCACGCTTGGTACGCCATGTTCGCGTAACCGTTGCGACAACCACAGTTCGACCGCCAGCCGTTCCGTCCCACGGATCACCCCGGTATCACCCGTGCTAGCAAGTTGCTAGCAGACTGCGCGCCTAACGACTTGCCCTTCCACGTCGACAGGTTCGGCAATGCCGCTACCGTCGACAGTTTGTCGGTCGTCGCTTCGTAGTGTTCGGCGAATCGCTTTTCGGCGAAGTGCAATTTGTCTTCGTCCGTAAACGCCAGCACTCGCCAGCCGCCCATACCCTGCACGGCCAGTTCGATTGCCGGGTCAGGGTGTTGCGCGTTGCGCCACGCACCACACGCGACGTGTGCCAATGCGCTAGCAAATGCCTCTCCGCTTGTCGGCTCGCCTGATTTCAACAGCGCGTTGAAGTCATACGGCGTTGGCATGAATCGACACGTCGTCGCCAGTCGGCTAGCCGCTGCACGAAAGTCCTCGATGGACCACTCGCGCATTGCGCCGTACCAGACTTCCAACGCTTCCGGCGTTACCTTTGCGTTCGGCATGATCGCCGCCAGCCCTAACAGGATGCGCGACATTTCCGGTTTGTCTGCTGGTGTCACTTGGGATACCCCCCAATGGCTAGAATTTCATCGCGCGCCGTCTTCGCGCACGACTCCGTGGTAAATCGGTTGTACTCGATCCACTGGCCGCCAACCTTCACGTTCACATACCACCACGGGATATGCGGTCGTTCGTTCCACAGTCGGATACGCACGTCGTCTACCTTCACGAATTCAGTTTGCATTGTCTTGCGCCAACCATTGCTGCACGGCCAGTACGTTTTGGTCCTGCTGCGTTTCTGCTCGCGTCTTCGGTGTCGACCACGGCAACGCAAACGCCTTGTCAGGGCCAAGAAACGATGCGGCTTGCTTCACGTACTCGGTACCTAGTTTGCCTGTTGCCCTGCAAAACGCTTCGTACCGTTGCGCGCCTTCGATGAATTCGTCCGGCGTGTGGCCTTCCGCCATTCTGGCGTTAGCCGCCTTCAGCGCGCGTTGCCAGCCTTGGTCCCCGGCTCGATCCGGGTAAGCGTCACGGAAAGCGTCGAACCAGTCGGGAGTGGTCCTAGCCTTTTTCCGTTTAAGGGGGGTAAGGGGGGATATATCTGTTTCTGTATCTGTCTCTGTATCTGTCTCTGAAGTAGCAAGTTGCTTGCACGTTGCTAGCGTGTTGCTAGCATCCTCGAAAAACCCGTGTTCGATCAACGGCATTAGCGCCGACATGAAATCCTTTTCGGTAAGTCGAACCCGGAACGCGATTCGGCTCGCTGGACCGTGAATCTCCCCGTGTTCTTCCTCCGCTGCTAGCAACCACAAAAAGGGTGCTAGCGCCTTGCTAGCAACAGGCAAGCAAGCAAATTCGTAGTCGTCCAGCAAATCCCGGTGCAACTTAATCCATGGTGGACGACGGCCCTTATAGTGTTGGAACCGTCGCCAGTTCTTCGGCGTAATGATCATAGGCGTTTACTCCAAATCGAAAAGTCGATACCCCATCGAATCCCGAAAGCGGAAAGACTACCGGACCGGGCCGGTAGGAGTTAACCGGCCTAACCGGGGGTACGGCTAACGGACGATCCAGTAGCCTTTCCTATTAACTCTCGGAATTCGTATACCCGACGGGTCGGTAACCGATTTGTTCGGACCCAATAATGGACGGCGTATCGCGTTACCCCGAAGGCGCGCGCCGCTGCTGATTGGGAACCGCCGAAATAGTCGATCACGTCTTTAACCGTAGGCATGGCGGAATGGTAACCCGGCCCGATACCCCCTGTGTGACCGCACAATGGTCGTTGTTTAAATTTGTTGAGTTTCCTACACAGATGGGATTATGATTGCTCCATGGCTAGCGCGGTGCTGGCCGTAACTAGGGAAACACAAATGAAAACTCTAACAGTCAACACGCCAGTCGGTTTGTTTACTCGCAAGACTAATACGGCTTACACGCACATCGTTGTGCGTCGCTCGCCGCGAGCAATGCAAATTTTTGAAGAATCTAAAACGCAAAAATTTATCAGTAGCATTGACAAGCGTTTCGCCAAAGATAGCGGATATGCGGTGACATATCACACCTCGCTAAAAGCGGCTGCAAACGCCGCCGAATCAAGATACCGATGGGATAACGAAACAACAGTTATCGGCATTTATGAGGTGGCCGCGTAAGCGGCCCCTTCCTAGGGAGCAAACATGAAACGCAAATACTCACGTTGGGATTGGATGCCGCAAGCAATCGGTCTGGTGCTGTTGTTCTTACTAGCCGGGTTAATCGAGTCAGCAATACTCGGGTGACGTATGAACGATGACGAATTCTTTTTGAACCTGTCGGAATTTGTCAGCGTAGTAGATGAAGACGGGATAACTAGGGTAGTTTCAAAGTATGCGTTATATCGTGCCTTACTTGATCGTCGTGCTAGTGCTAGGGATTGCACTAATAGCCAAACGGAACGTGCGGACAAAGGACCGTCTGCACGATCCCAACTGGAACAGCGTTCCGCCTCCGAATGTCCGGTCGAGTCGCAAAAGAACGGACGGTGAGTACGCATGAAAACTAGATTGTTAGATGTGCAACAGGGTAGCGGCGACTGGGTAGCCGCGCGCGTTGGCCGGGTTACGTCGTCACGACTCAAAGACGTTTGCAACTTCCGCAAGGACGGCAAGTCGTCTGCTGATCGTGAAAAGTATTTGTTGGAGATTGTCACGGAGCGATTGACCGGTCAGCCGGTGCCGCATTTCGTCAACTCTGCAATGCAACACGGAACCGATAATGAACCAGTCGCGCGCCTTGACTACGCTTGGACGCGACAAGTGCAAGTCGAGGAAACAGGAATCTGGGTTGCCGATGATTTGCCGTTCGGTGGTTCTCCCGATGGCTTGATCGGCGACGGCGACGGGATCATCGAAGTCAAATGCCCATGGAACAGTTGCGTTCACGTCGAAACGCTGCTTAACGGAATGCCGGACGAACACAAGTACCAGATACAGGGTAACTTGCTGGCGACGGGTCGCATTTACTGTGACTTCATTAGTTACGATCCGCGCATGGTCGACGGCCTTAAATTGTATGTACAGCGCGTTCGGCGTGACGACGACATGATTAAAACCATCGTCGAGCAAACCGAAAAGTTCCTTGCAGAAGTCGAAGCGTTACTCATCAAACTACGGGAATTGAAAAATGTCTAATCTTGTTTCAGTGGCCGACATCGAACGAATGTCGATGGCCGTTGCGAAGTCTGGAATGTTTGGGGTGCGTACCCCGGAACAGGCCATGTCACTTATGCTCATTGCACAGGCTGAAGGTTTGCACCCGGCAATCGCCGCGCGTGATTACCACGTTATCAATGGCAAACCCGCGTTGAAAGCGGACGCCATGCTGGCACGGTTTCAAACTGCTGGCGGCAAAGTCGAGTGGCTGGATTTCACGGACGACAAAGTGTCTGCACGGTTTACGCACCCACAAGGCGGTTCAGTAGTAGTCGACTGGACGCTGGAACGCGCCCGACGTGCCGGGGTGTCTAATAATCCGACGTGGGCAAAGTTCCCACGCGCCATGCTAAAGGCGCGCGTAATCAGCGAGGGTGTCAAGACGGTGTATCCCGGCGTTGCGGTCGGAACGTACACGGTTGAAGAAGTACGCGACATGGCTAGTGCGCCAATGGCGTACACCGATGCTGATACGGCAAGTGATCCTGTCGAGTCGATCATGCAAGCGGTCGACATGGATGCGCTAAAACGCGCGTATATGGATGCCGTGAAAGCGGCGAAAAAAGCAAAGGACGCCGAATTGGAAAAGCGGCTGCACGATGCGAAGGACCGTCGCAAGGCGGAATTGGAAGCAATAACGGTGGAAACTGAATAATGGAACGCAAAGACAACAGCGGCGCGCTTTTTAAGAATGACCGCAAACGCGAAGGTAAGAAGGACGCGGATTATCGCGGCACGGCGTTAATTGCTGGCGTCGAATACTACGTCGACGCATGGGTTAACGAATCAAAGGACGGTCGCAAGTATTTTGGCGTGAAGTACAAACCGAAGGGAGAGTCTGCGCCAGCGCCGATCCCGGCTGCGGCTCCGCAAGTGGAACCCGACTTCAACGACGAAATTCCCTTTTAATAATTCGTGAACGCGCCACGCCCCCTAGCGGTGCGCCGACCCCGTGCGCGTAGTCGGCAACCTATGAATACAGAAATAAAAGACAAGACAGCAGCATTTTTTGTGGCTATCGGCGGAATGATTGTGTTCGCCATCATAACCGGGATATTCATTGGCGTTACGTGGAAGGTCGCAACATGGATAATCAACTGATTTGGGGTGACGCTACGATTAAGCGTCAGCGCGAGGAAATACGTTACCTCAATGGTCGTGTGGCCGATTTGGAAGAACAGAACGCCATGCTTCGGCAACTGCTCAAAGACTGGCAATCCGGGCAACGTGTGTACAACGGTCAGGTTGTGCAAACGCGGTAATGCTGGTCCAACTGTCGCCACAGGAAATTATGCTGGCGGCTAACGCCGGGGTAGTGCGTCGAGTGCGCGCTATCTCGGCAAACGCCAAAAAGACGCACGGTCAGCCCGATAGCAATAGATGGGAACAGGACATCGAGGGATGCTGTGCCGAAATGGCGGTGTGCAAGGCATTAGGGATTTACTGGACCGGTGCTGAACGCATCCGGGCTAATGACGCTGGCGACTTTGACGTAAGATACACGCCGCACCCGAATGGGTGTCTGATACTGCACGACGACGATCCCGACAGACGATTTGTTTTGGTGGTCGGTAAGTACGGGGTGTATCGTCTAGCCGGTTGGCTGGACGCTATCGATGGCAAGTCACAACGATATTGGGGTGACAAAGGACATAACCGACCGGCCTACTGGATACCACAGGATGATTTGAAACCCATGGAGTCGTTATGAAAGACAAACTAGTTAAGTTTTGGAATTGGGTTAAGTGGTTGATGGCTGAAGAACCGCCATTGCCGCCACCTCCGCCGCCATCTAAACCCGCTCGCCGTCCGCCCGTGCGTAAAATCGGGAAGAAATAAAACAGCGACCGCCGCACTTACAAACGCCGTCCAGCACGGCGTTGATTTCTGGATGCGTACAGCGAAACGCGGCGTTGCGGTATTTGAAGAAATGGCAATTCTGGCAAGTGTCGTGTTCGCAATATGCCAGTTCGTCTAGTTCGTCTTGGGTAAGGATACCCATTCCGTCTTCACTCCGGTTTTGCTGCGCTGTACGAATATCGGCATACGGAACGTAATTCCGTGGTCGGGATGCGTAATCCACATGGCTTGCTGTGCCGCTTCCACGTCGAAATTATTTGCGTCGGCGTATTCGTCGTAGCCTTTCAAACTACCGTTAACGATAAAGCGGTTTAGATGAATGTATTGGTGCCAGTGGCCTAGCAACATTACGTCGAACGATCTATCTGTCTGCCCGTTGCGCGCGCGCTTCTTTTTGTCGCCACGGCTGATCGGGCCTAGCGCGCCGATCATGCCGTCACCACCTCGAAACTGGTCACCATGGGTCAGCAAATACCGCGTGTTGTAAATCATGTAATAGGCGTCCGGTCCTTCTGGAACCAGAAACGTCACGCGCTTGTCGTCTTCGAAAAAGCGTTGCAACAGTTGGTACAACAACCAATCGAAATTAGTGTGATTGCGCCGCTTTGCGCGCGGTTTACGGGACGTGCGGCCATGGTTGCCGGTAACGCACGGCACGAATACCTGTCCAAATTCGTCCGCTAACGTGCGGATACACCACGCCAACACGCCAACCAACTCTAGCAACGCTGGCATGGTCGGAACCTCGTTCGTCTCCGACAGTTCTTCGTGGATGTCGCCTGACAGCATATCGCCGCCTAGGATTAACACGACGCCGGGATACTTACCCTTTAGATGGTTCCGCAACAGGTCTACGGCGACGGTTACAAACGTCCGGGCGCGCTCTTTAGCGATGGCGATACTGTATTCGTTCACGCCGCCAATCTCGGCGGGTCGCACGATTTCGCCGAAGTGCCAGTCACTAGCAAACAGCGTCGGAACGCCCATAAAGTCCGTTGCTGCCTTTTTTGGCTGCGTCAGCCACGCTGGCGGCTTCGGATCATGTGCGGCTACTTTGAAAATTTCAGCACGTACCGCTTCATCGGTAAGTTGCCGCTTCTGGAAGTCTTTTACCTGTTGTCGGAGTGCGATTAGTTCCGCTTCGGTGTTTGCTTGCCGTGTTGGGGCTTCTTCAAACTTGCCAACGTGCAGAATAATCGTTCGCCGGTCTACATTCAGTTCACGCGCTGCCGCTTGTGCGTTGCGGTGATTGCGAATGTAACACTGGTAAACGTCTTCAGAGTTTAGGTTTTTTCGTTGTGTGTTGCTCATAATCACTTGGCGCAAACGTAGTAAGTGCTTGCGCTAATAGATGGGCTATAGAGTCGATAAATACTTCGTCGCCTGACAATTCGTTGTATCCCGCAATGTCACACAAACAGTGCATCATTTCGTGGACGAAGACTTGTTGTCTGTTCGACCCTTTCAGCGTTCCCAAAATCTCAATGCGGTATTGATCCGGTATCCAAATGCCGACGCAATCTTTACCGTGCTTCCACTTTGATTTTGGCACGGTAGCAACGGTGATTGTGTGCGCGGCCACTTGGAACGTGGCTGGTATGCCGTCATTACGCATTGCTAGCCCCCTAGATATAACCGTTGTTCGTCCAATCGCCTCTTGACCAGCCCCGGCAGGACGCGACCGCCGCCCTTTGTCCACTTCATGAATTCTTCTGCTGCGCCTTCGAAGTCGCCTCGATTGTTTTTCATGCGAAGACTGGATCGCTGGACATTACCCAATCCGATGTTGAAGGACAGACTTACCAGCCCGTCAAACCGGCCTTGATTATCAATAACATTAGGGCAATATCGGGCCACGCCACGCTCAAATCGCGCAAGGTCCGAAGCAAGTAAAGCGTTAATTTCGTCATCGGTCCATCTTCGATCATGTTCGGGCTTCAACTTAAACTGTAATCGTTCGGATACAGGCAACTTGGCCTGTTCGGGATATAGCACATGGCCTATCCCGACGGTGAAAAGTTTAGCCGGGCATAGGTAAGGAATATTCCTTACCCCCTCATGGTGGCGAATCATCGCCATAGCCCGGTCGCTAGTCTTCATTTTTTAGCGAACGCTTGTCCACCAAACCAGAATGCTATCAACGAAGCAAGAATCATCATTTCATCTTCGCTAAATACGTTTTGCATTGCTTCAGCAAACGGAATACCCGTCGTGTAGGCGTACCACACGCCAGCGACGTTCAGCGCGACCAGTTCCAAAACAAAAATATACGTGACAACCGGTCGGACGCTAGCGCGAAGGTTAATCATCCACTGGCTTGCACCCTTGCCGATTTCCATGTCGTGCTGATACAGCGCGACCCGTTCTTCGGCGGCAGTTTGCATAGCGATTTGTTCGGTCTTGATTTCTTCAATCTGTGCCTGTGCTGCAAATCCGCGCGCGGCTAGTTCTAGTTCACGCTCCTTTTGCATGGCTAGTATCGCCAGTTCATGCTTCTTATCTTGCCGGTCCTGCACAAACTGTAGAATTTTTGGCAGTCCGCCCGCGAGAAACGATAGGAATGTCGATAGCATTGTCATCATTTGTTTCGTTCCTCCATCAATTTAACGCGCACTTGCAAGTCATGGATGTCTTCCATGATGTCGTCCTTTAGTTCTTGGCGTTTAGAGGCGCTTAAGGGGCTATCAGTCGGCACCCCCTCCTCGGTGATGAGAATGGGTATTTTGGACTCAATGGCGATCAGCCGATTGTTAAACGAAGCAATCTCAGTCAGAAGCCAGCCAACAGCGGCCAGAAGAACCGGAAACAGCATATCAACAATCTTTTGCATATTCATTTGTCAGACTTCTTGTTAAGCAACTCAAACAGCGTTTTGATTTTGTCTTCGAGTACCGCAACGCGTAAGTCAAGTTTCGATAGAACAATGATTAACGTAATCATCGCAAGGATGACCGGCCATGCTCGCGTAAAAATCTCGAATAGTTCCATGGTTCGCCCCCTTGGATTTAGCGTCGTTCTAGTACCCTGTCTAACTTCGTTTCAATGCTCTTTAGTCTTTCGGTTTGACTAGCCATCTGCGCCTCAATAACGGCAATGCGTCTGTCCGCTTCCGGCTGAATCTTGACTGCTTCGACGGCTTCCAAACGCTTCGATATACCTTCCAGACGTTCGGTTATTTGCCCCATGGAGTAAACCAAACCAAATACGAGTGCCACATCGAGTACCAACGATCCCGGCGGAACCTTAAAACGCGATATATCCATGGCTAGCCCTCAATCGAAATAACAAACGTCTTTTTTAGATACGGCCACGGGTCCACTTGGAACACGTAACCACCCGGACCGGGCAACGAAATACTAAAAGTCTGGCTAGATTGAAAGACTTGGTATTCCGCCGGATATGTAACACTGATAATCGCGCCGTCAGGCAACCCTGCCAGCGTTACCGTGTTCCCGTCCACGGTATGCGTGATATTGCATACCGATTTGTCGACAAATTCGTTGCCGTTCCAATACGCATTTGCTTGGTTAGCGTCCGGGCATTCAATGAATACAGCGTCGTCCGGCTTCGGGCGCAATGGCAACAATGCCGGTTCTGTAATGAACGTCCCCAAAATGCGCCCATTTGGTGCAACCGTCGCGTATCTCATCGCTTAAATTCCGTGGCTACTGTGATGATGTCTTCGTAAATGTACGTCGTGCTGCCGCCTAGGGTCGGCTCGACTTTTATGTAATACGTGTTGGTTGCTGCCGATGGCGAATCCAACCATTGCAACGGCACACGATACGTGCCGCCAGACGCAAGGCTAGTCAGCGGAATATCGACCAACAATGTCGACCCGCGATAAATCTTGTAAATGTTAATCAGTGCGCCAGTCGCCAACGTGAATTTAAAGGTTAAGTCGCAACGAACCAGCACCTTCGACCCCGTAACCGTCGTAATGCTTACGGTCGATAAAGTGTTGTCGACGCCGCTGTTAGCCGATGTCAGCGTAATATCCGCCGGACTATCCGACGCGCTTGCCGTAATGGCGTTCGTCGCCACGCTATCGGTGACGATGATTCCGCCATTTACGGTCAAATCGGAACCGTCCCAACGGATGTTTTTTCCGCTTGGGTTGCCGAATGAGAATCGCGGCGTTCCGCTATCGTTGCCAATGTAGAAACCGGTTCCGGTGTTGTATGCGGTTTGACCGGATCGGATGAATCCGCCAGACGGCAACACGATAGTACCGGCGGTGATGCTGCCCATATCCGCGTTGATTGCGGATAGATTGGTTACGCTGATTTTGGCTGCTGTAACGGCCCCGGCCTGTATCTTATCGGCAGTAATCGCGTTTGCGGCTACCTTGTCGGCGATAACTGCGCCGTCTTCAATCAGCACAGAACCGGACGCGCGAATCATACGCACGTCATCGACGTAGCAAGTGCCGCCGGTAATGTCCGAAACCACCTCGACATTTACCCCGACCACGTTTGCCGGAACCGTGAACGTACCGCTTGACCTTGTGTACGTGGTAGTTGCGGATGAAATTATATTGGCGGCTTGTGTACTAATTTCTGACCCGCTAGCGTCTAATCCTCGCAAACGAACGTATGAACCTGTGCCGCTGGCGCCACTATGTTTCAGCCATCCTTCAACATAAAACACTTCGCCGGATATTGTCTGTACAACCTGTGCGTTTCGTAACGCCGACGGTGACGTAGACGTACAGGCTGCCGACCAAGAACCGGTGCGCGGATTATTTGCATTGATAGACCAGCCGCCGCCCTTGTTCCAATCAATGTCGCCTTCTTCAAATCCAAAGTTTTTAGCCTGTACCGTAAAATCGCCAACGGCAATTTTTGCAGACGTAACGGCATTGGCGGCTAATTCATCTGTGCTAATCGCGCCGCTTGCGATTTGTCCAGCAGTGATACTGTTAGCGACAATATCCGTACCCGGAACCGTTGCGATATAGGCGGAACCATTCCAACGATACAGTTTCCCGTCGCTAGTGTTAAAAATTGAATTGGTTGATTTGGTGCCGGGTACAGAAGAAACAATCGTAACCGGCTCAATGCTCGACGCAAACGCTGCCGTTTGTAGAGTACCCGCCGTAATGTCTCCGCCGCTAACCGCTGCGGTCCATGCGCTACCGGTGTACCTGTACAACTTATCGTCAGTTGTCAGGAATACCATTCGACCCTCGAACAGATTGGTCGACGGCAGAGTGCCGACGATTTCGTACCCAACCTTGTTTTTGGATGCGCTGAATGTGGCTGTATATGTTACGGCGTTATACAGGACCGTAAAGGTAAGCGACCCAACATCGCCGGTCATGTTGGTTATGCGGTAATAGCCTTTCGGCTCGCCGCTAACCGGCGTATTGGTCGCGGTGTTGATAGTGCCAGTCACGCCGCTGCTGGCCGATGCGGACAAAGTAGCCGATGCGGTTACATCGGTCGCGCCGCTGTAGACAGTCAACGTGCCAGACGCGCTGCTGTAATCCGGTACGCTACCATCGGCGTAACCAAACAACTGAACAGCCGTACGCGACAACACAATCGAAACCGCGCTAGTGCCTGTGCCGTCTGCACCCGCTTTAGCCTTGGCAACGGTGAAAACCTTGGTGATGGTTTCGCCACCGTAAGTAGCCGACATGGTGAATTGGCCGGTGTCCGCGCTCAATGCGGTGACCCGATAATACCCACGTACAAACCCGCTAACTGGCGTGTTGTCTGCCGTGTTAATGGTCGCGGTGCAGTTGACAGCCGAAACCGCTGCAAAGGTCGTGCTGGCGGTTACGTCATTCGGACCGCTAAACATCTTGAAGTATCCGACCGCATCGGCATAACTGCTAACCGTACCGGACGAATCAGCCGGTACTA